CTCCACTGACGTCAGGTCAGCTTTGTTTTCAGCACGACATTTCAACATTGGCTAGACAGGCGCAACAGCACCCATCACGCAAACGGCGTGAAGCCTCTATTTTGAACAGAAAAGTGGTCAAATCGGGATGAATAAAACGTGCATAAAACGGGTCAAAAAGTGCATAGCGTTTTTACGGTTCGAAACGCCTGTTTTTGCAATTTTCAGCCCAGGTATTTTTTGTAGATATCGGCTGCTTCCTGCGGGGTCAGGTTCGCCGCGTCGGCTTTGGCTGCCTCGTCCATATTGTTGAACGGTTCGAAAATTTTCGGTGCTCCCAGCTCCATAAGCAGGGTTGCCGGAACTTTTACCCCCTCAGCCTCAAGCAGCTGCGCCGCCTCCAGCGCGGAGTATTTCCCGGCCACCTTGTGTTTCATCACCTCGCGAAGCACATCACGCTGACGTTCTTCCTCGCTATAGACGCTGGTACCAAGACCGAGCACTTTTGAGAAAACAGCAATATCGTTGTGCGTGGGCAGCACATCTTCGATCGTGGTTTTCACACCATCCGGCGATGTGGTGACAACCTTCCGTTTGCGAACGTCCAGGCTCTTACCGGCCACGCGGTTTATTTTCTCTCTGAGAGCTTCGCGAGCCTCAGTGAAAGCGCGCTCAAACTCGATATTCTCTTTACGCCAGCGACGGATCGTCGTCTCGTCCACACCTAAGCGCTGAGCAACCATCCGATTGCTGATTTTGCTACGGGCTAATGCCATGTCCATAACGATACCGACGTAGGCTTTTCTGAAGCTTTTTTTAGGAGCCATACTTCCGCCTAAGTCAATGTGATTATTGTTTGTTCAAAATCCAAATTCTCCGATCCGGGTGCGGCGTATCACGCGGTAAATTCTGGCGTGCAGGCCGCGTCCTCTCTGGTGCCAAGTGCGGCATATCAGAGGGGGTAAAAATGCGGCATATCCTTTTTTTCGGGAAAACTGCGATTTGATGCCCGGAGGCCGCGCAGAATGGGGAGATAGTGGATCGCCCTAATATTTCCACTATGTGGATAACTCAGTCCAAATCCATCTCCACCACTTCACCGAAAAGGTGACCGTAAACGTCCATTGTGGTTTTGATGTTCGAATGCCCTATAAGTCGGGAAACCTTAAGAATATCGACGCCTTTGTTTGCCAGGCGAGATACAGCAAAGTGGCGAAGATGATGGAATCGCTTAATGCCATAGTCGTTCAGGGTTCTGACGAGAACCCCCTGAGTGCCGTAGCTGGTAGCGAGGCATGCGCCGGTAAACTGGTTGCAGATAAGAGGCTCAGAGGTACCGAGTTTACTTTTATCCAGCAACGCGAAAAGCTCACGCGGCATCCTTACCCGGCGCTCCACGCCTCTTTTCAGCCCCTCATGTATAACGCCGTCAACAACATGCCCCCGGATATCGATCCAGTCGGCTGACACGTCGTTATAAGTAACCGCCAGAGCCTCACCGATGCGCAGGCCACAAATCCCGAGCCAGCACGCGATACGCTCACGAACTGGCGCGCTATTCAGTAGCTCCCTGACCGATGATGATGGCGGTATGGTGATGGGTCGACGCTTCCGGCGCGCGGGACGGTCAACAGGGTTAAAAGTGATGAGCCGCTTTTCCACCAGCAGGAAGAAAGCCGAACGAATCCAGCGATGGCAGCCGGTGCGAGCCGAATCAACGATATCGCGATGGCTGATATGGAGAATATTTTTTTCCAGTATCGGCCCGTCTACAGCGAGAAGATCGTGACGGCATTTCGTATATGACGACAACCGAATGATATTTTTTTCCAGCTTGCCGGCCTGATACCCCAGATAAAACAGAATTAATTTTCGGAAAGTCCAGGAATGGTCTATTCCGGTCCAGTTGGCAGTTCGACAATCCAGCTCGATATTCTGTTTTTGCCAGAAAAGATGTGCGGCATCATCAATATTCTTAAAAATGCGGCGGCGTCCATGACCGGATTTTTCATCCTTCCAGTGGACGTAATATTTTGATTGTCCAATGGCATCAGTGGATTCTTTTATCGAAGCCATACTGAACAATCCTCACTCAAAAAACATTATCAAAGCCACTCAGTGAATGGCTTTTGTAATGTCATGCTGGCAATAGTCATTGCCTGTCCTTCTCGATCTGGCGTATTCCAGCCAGCTGATTATTCGCTTTTTCGATAGCGGCTAGTAGCGGCTTGATCCAGAGAACAGCCTGGCAATACGTCAGCGAGCTGGTGGTAGTGGCGCTATCACCGGCTGCGTCAGCGTCCCCGGAATCGGTGTGCATTGCGCTGGCACGTAGACGGTTCGTGTATTCGAGCAGCCCACCAGCGACATCAGCAGGAACAGGCAGATCACAGGTTTTTTCACGGCGGAGAATCTCCCGGTACTCGATAACAGTTTTATCGGAGCTGGCATCAATCAGAGAGTTAAGTCGGCTGGCGTTCTCAGCTACCTGGTTAAACCGGTTGAAGTTGAAAGACTGAGCAGCGATAACCGTCCCCTGCAAGGTGTTGTCACTGCGCAGAACGTCATTATCACTTTTCAGCGTAGCAACGTCAGAGCGGCTGTTTGCCAGCAGGACACACAGCACGGCAACTACCGCAATGACGGCCACCAGCAGTATCAGACGCCAAGAGGCTTTGATATCTGCAAAGGTGATCACGACAAAAACAGAGCGCGCTCCGCCTCTCGCCTACGGGTCAGTCCGTTCAGGACTTTGCCACCAGCTTTATTCCAGCACAGGAACTCGTCTGCAGCGCCAGCGTAATCACCTGCGTTGAGTTTGCGTAGGAGAGTCGATGTCGACAGGGAGCGAGCGCCGAGGTTATAAGTGAACGACACCAGCGCATCGAACTGGCCCTGAGTCAGTCCAACTTTGACCAGGCGCGAGACGTCATTTTCGTAACTGACCAGCCCTGTTTTCAGAAGGCGCTCTGCTGTCTCCTGTTTAATGGTCATCCCGGCGCGAATTGGCTTTCCATCTACAGGCTGAGTCCAGCCATAGCCGATCGTCCAGACTCCGACGCTATCCTGGTACGCAGTGAGCTTGCATCCTTCAAACTCTTTAATCAGGGAAATCCCTTTATCACTGGTTTGCATTACGTTGCCCTCACAAATTTTGCCAGGTTCCCACCGGCCAGCCATACCGCAACGCAAACTGTCGCATTCAGCATGAGCTCACCTGGATCGACCTGCATGTAATCGCCGTGGATGATCCGGAATGCGGTATACCCGGCGGACAGAATAATCAGGTACGCAAACAACGAGACTCCCAGCCGATAAGATTTTCCCGTCTTATTGAAGAACATCAGACGGAACATTATCAGCAGACAGATCACCGCGTTTGCGTGAAGCATCAGCGAATCCCATGTCATTCATCACCCCCGTCCAGTCCGGGAAGGCTCCCGTTTCTGGATTTGGACAAAATGCGAAGAAGGATAGCGACCGAAATGGATGCGGCTACCAGCGCGCCGATATTTGGTGATACTTCGATGGTTACTGGTGGTGTCAGCAAACTCAGTGCTGAGTTAATAACGCCAGCCATAATTGTCGCCATCGGCACTGCGAATGAGACACCGCCCAGAAAAGAAATGATCGCGAATATCGCCTGTTTCCATATCTGGTGCGGCTCAGACGTCAATACATAGAGCGCAGTACCTCCGAGGGAGAAAAGCATTACGCCGGGAGTTGCTTCGGGGAACAGGGTAGCAAGCGTCACCCCCACAGTCCCGGCGGCAACCCCACCAGCTACAGTTAATGGATCAGACATATATTTTCCGTGTGTAGGGTTCAGGCTATCGGGCTGGATTTAACACAAAGCACGTCGAGGATGATTCCCGTAGCCTGAAAAAGAAGCCCGCCGAAGCGGGTAAAATGAGGGTTAGCTCAAGTACGCCTGAAAGCGTAAGTACCAACATCTTTGCGCCCAAGCTCACACTCGATATTGTTGTGTTCCACGCATTCGAAGCCCTGCTCTGCAAACCAGCGCCTGATACCTTCATCAGTGAAATACCAGATATGCTCGTTCTTTCTGAAATGATTGGAGCGGAGAATGTCTCCGGCATCAGTGAAGATCGGGATCGACAAAAACACGTATTCGCTGGCCTGCTGTACCGCCAACTCCGGTTCGTCAATGTGCTCCAGTACATCCCACATCGTAAGCGCTCGCCACTTGTTGGCATAGAGGTCAGCGAATGCGCCCCGTTCGTTCAGCCAGGCGATGCCAGTCGGATTAACATCATACCCAAGCGTTCCCGGTCGGGTAGAGACGAACTGACCGGCACCGATACCAACGTCGAGAACAGGGCCATGAAAATGGCGCTCCACCAGCTCAATACGGGATTGCGTTAAAGCTCTGCCCGTTTCGGTGTCGGCCAGCTGCTGATACTTTGCGAAATAATGCTCGTCATACGGGCGTGATGCCGGAACGGGATAACGTCCGATCCCGAGCTCCGGTAAAAATACCAGCCCGTTTTCCAGTTCCTGATAAAACGACTTCATGGAGCCAGGCCTCGAATTTATCGGAGAAATTTGAAATCCGCTTGTCGCAGTGGTGATCCCATGCTTCACAGCGGCAGTAATTGTCGGGAATTGCCCAGCCAACCCGGGAGAGGTCCATCGCCGGATCGGTTACGATTTCCGGTGCATTGTGGCCGCCTCTCCCACCAGCGACGACATACACTGGTGTTTTATAGGCAATAGCAGCAGGAAGCGCCCAGCCCACCGGCGTAACCACCACGGCGGCATGCTCAATAAGGCGCATCAGTGATTTGAAGTTGAGCTGGCCGGAGTGCATGCGCAGATCCGCTTCGGGAAGTTCACCGACGGACCACTCCTCCCCCTCCTGCAGGTCAGCCACACTGATTACGCAAAAATGTTTTCTCAGTAACCGGGATGCCTGCAACAGGTAATCCGGATCAGGATTACGGGAATCACTGCGCCATTCACTGCGAACAGTTGCCGGACGAATTACCGCGATCGGCTTTACAGACGTAAATTCAGCGGGTCCGTAAGAGGGCAAGTCAAGTTCTGACGGCTCGGTACCAAACTGCTGGCGCATCGCGTCAAATATTGAACCGCGCCGTAGATGATCCGGACCATAGAAAATCCGTTTTGTCTGGCGCATATCTGGCGGCAGGTGAAAAGCGGCCTGCGTCCGGTACTCGTTTTTGCGCTGCGTGCGGAGCGTTGTAAAACTGCGAACGGGCAGAACGGGCAAATCTTCATACAGTTCGGGCCAGGCGGTCCGGATATAAGTACCGGCAGGCAACTGCTTAACGAAAGCGCGCTGGTAGATGTTGTCACCCATGCCCAGCATGCCTTCAATGAATAGAGGAACGTTTAACATGCTACCTCACGTAAAGCCTCATTGAGGCCGAGACACCGGAAGCACTTAAGCGCTGTCTGGCGGCTACTGTTGATGATATTCACCTTACCGGCCAGCGCTCTGGCGGTATTGGCAAACTCCCCGCGCCAGCGCGTGACACTCTCTGCTGTAGGGTTATCCAGCCCGACGTGATCACCATGCCAGTGACTGCCACAATTAATGGAGCAGTCAAACCCTAACAGGATGATGTTTTTCGCCCCCAGGCTGGCAGCAAACAGAATCGAGCGCTGCCCGGAGTTGAAGGCCCACCGGGTATCTGTATCAAACAGATTTAGCCCATAGCGTTTATGAGCCCGGTAATTACAGGTCCAGCGAGAGGCTGAGGACGGCAGAACATCGATGTTTGCATCCCACCAGCGCAGATCACCCGCGTAAATGTATTCACAATTAGGCACGGCTCGCCAGGTGGAGTTAACAGCAATAACCGGCAGCCCCGATCCGGAGATCAGTTCGCAATCTGATTTATTGAGAGACGGGCCGGATGCACAAATGATGAATGTATTCATTCGTGTTGACCTGGTTCGGGAGTAATTGGTTACGGTTGCCGATGCTTATCTTCGGCTTGTCTCTGAGGACTGCAATTAACCGTAACGGAGAGAGCACTGGACCTACTGTGAAGGGTTATCGTCACTCTTTCCCCCGAAGGGTGGCCCTCGACGCAGAACGCCCATAAACCCAATGCTCTTTCCTGTTACGAAAAAGGCCCGTTTAAACGAGCCTTCAGAGTGCATTCCCTATGGTTAGTCCCATAGTTTTACTGATTCATCTACTTTCGTTTTTTTGCCAAGAGGTTCACTTTCAATCTTTAAAATAATTGACCGTTTCACCATCTCACTGAAAGCAATTAAATCATCAGAGCTATCAATAGTTACAGAGACATTATTATTCTGATTATCTGCCAACAGGACATAGACTAATTTACCATCCATTACATGCACGTTAATTCGCGTAACCACTGGACGAGGTAACGGAGGTTCATCATCAACCACTGTGTATAATTCAAATGTCGCGCCATTGACTTTATCAATTACGAGGTTATCAAATGAATGACCCCAACGATCATTTTCATTTATTACATATACATATGGGTGATGTGTGTAACCCTCTGTTTGAAACGACTCAGCTGGTAAATCCAGTGAATTAATATAAATCTCTATAAAGTTATTTATGGATGTAAGTATTAACTCTTTATACTGATTCCTATTAACTTTTAGCTCTGCCCTTTTATTTTTAAAATCTTTAAACGTAATCATACTGTTCCTCTTTTCAAGTTTCCTCGATAACAGTATGCCACGATAAATCGTCACGAAAAGATAGACAGCCTGATTGTGTGCGGAACAACTAACAAAAAACCCGCTCGGAGGCGGGTTTGATTTCGTGCAGGCGCAATAACCTACGATTTGAAGCATACATGACAAGTTCGGACAAAATCAAGCTTTAAGTCGCCAATATGCTAAATTTTGTTCACATCATCACGATAACTCGTTGCGTCCTGAAACGCCGAGTCTGCTTTTTCTTCTTCCCTGTGGCAGACGTCGACAAGCCCCTCCAGAAACGGTTTCCAGTTACGGGTCCACGTTCTGATGTGCAGATCCGGGACTCGCTTCAGTATCGCTTTATAGGCTGCAGTAGACGGCACCCCGGAAAATCCATTTCCGCTGCAGCGCTCGCAGATTTTGAACACCGGCGCGCCCCGCTCACTTGTGGCTTTGCGGTCGAGCACCTCACCTTTTCCGCCGCAACGGCATCGGGCCAGCAGTTCACCTTTACCGTTACATGCCGCGCATTTACGCTTGACCAGTTCGTGCTTGATTTTCGGCGGTACGATTTCCATTCCGTCAGAGTTGAAGACTCCAGGATGTTTGATCACATCCTCATACTGAGAGGTTAATCCGCTGCCGCTGCAGCTGTGACACGTCACGCTGGTTTCCGCTGAACGGGAGTATTCTGCAAAGGCAAATTGTGCGAGCACCAGCATGCACCAACCAAACTCTCCTGCAGCTGCTTTACGTACATTCCTGGGCGCTGATTCCATTGCATGACGCGCCAGAGCCTGTACAGCCAGCTGCTCATCGCTTTTGCTGATCCCTGTCTTACCAAAGAAGGCAGCCAGACCAAACCGCGCTCGGCTACTGGTGGTACCAATGGCCGCCATAACATCAGTGCCGGTGATACGATCCGGAGAGGTTCCTTTCACGTCGTCGCTGATGTGCATTCCCTGAGGGCTAAAGTGTTTTAGTGATGCCTCCAGTTTCATTCTTCACACTCCCCTACCAGGTTAAACATCACCGCTGCGCCGTGGTTCTCCATGTATTGCCCCTTTTCACTTTCAAGGAACCAGCGACATACCTCGATAGCTTCAGCTCGCGTCACGGGTTTGATGGTTTCCAGCAATTTTTCAAGGTAGCGCTCGCGGTCATATACGGATTCGTGATGCTCGGAGTAACCAAATTCATAGCCCTGTTCTTTAGTTGCGGTGTGACGAACGCTGTAGAGCCAGTCCCAGTAAACAAACTCACGAACAACGTCAGAAAGCGTATTGGGCTCTGGCAGTACATCACGATAGCCTTCAACAAATGCCCGGCGCTGTTCATCAATTTCGTTCATACGGCCGCCGTTAATGCTGCCAGCTTTCTTCTCGGCCGGAGTCCATCCCCAAAGGTGATCGTCGATAAATTTCGGGGAAGACTTGATTACTCGCTCGGCCTCCACATCTTCGAGAGCTGCCTCATAGCTGCCGAACGTGGCCCTGACTGATGCTGCTTTTTTGATGTCCTCCCGGGCGATCTTGATTGCCTGGGCCGGGTTATCCATGCCGATGGTACCGAAAGCAACCTGGAAAGGATCGCCACCCTTCGCCAGCAAATAACGCGCGTAACGTTCCTCGGCCTCTTTTGGGGAGATTTCAATTTTCTCCAGCGCGGCCTCGGCTGCGTCCAGATGTGCGGGTTCGTTCAGACGGATCACCTCCAGCACCCAAAGATAAGCGTCAGTCTGCTTATGCCCGGTGATTCTCCGTTGCTCGGGCAGAGGCTTGATGTTTGCGAGGGCTGAGCTGTGCGCTGCCGTCGGGATGGTGAATAGTGCTTTATGTTCGTTGTTATCAGTACGCATTACGCAGCCGCCTTTTTCTTGAAGAAAACCACCTCACGAACCTGATCGCCGTTCATGAGCATGTCGTTAAAATCCCCGTTATCCGGGTAGTAGATGCTGATTTTTTCCAGGTCATTTTTTGCCAGTAAGTTGGCATGGGCGCATTCCGTGGCCGCAGCCAATCCAGTGGCGCTGTTTACGTCTCGATCTGCGAAAATAATCAGTTGCTTAACACCAGCAGGAACGCGGAATTTCTTCATGAAATTTGCCGTCATAGTTGCCCAGGTATTCACGTTATAAATCTGGTGCGCAGATAGGGCCGTTTCGATGCCTTCGGCAATGCCCAAGGTGCTGGCGACCGGGAACATACGGATCGCAACTGACCGGGCATGATCGAGATAGTTATCTTCCTGTAGTGATTTCTGTCGCTTTGCGCTGGCCCCGATATCAGCCTTTTTTGCTCCATCGAGTAACGTCTGGTGGAGGTAGCACAGCTCCCCTTTATCGTCCGTTGCCAGTGAATAGATCGACTGGTAGACACGGCCGTTATGCCGTTGCTTTGGGTTTAACCGTACTGCCTCGGCTGGAAGCTTAAAAATACCGCGAGAATGAAGGTAATCGGCGCCGGAGGTACCGCGTAAAGGAGCCATTTTTGCAAAATTGTTGAGTACCTTTTTCCGCAGTTTAGAAGCGTCACTGGCTTCAGGCACTTTGTCACGCCTAAACGTATTGCCGATCAGCTCATCAATTTCGCGGCAAACCTCGTTAAATGGTTTGCCCTGGGTTTTGGTAACCAAGTCCAATCCCGTACCGTAGCCGCAGGTACAAATCCATGTTCCCGCGCCATCGCGGTCATCGATGCGGAATTTACCAATCGAATCGCAAAGCGGACATTTGCCTCTGAAATGGTGTTTACCGGTGATCGGCGGCAGTCCGTAATGTTCGAAAATCATGGCCCATTGGCCTTTTGCTGCTTCTGCCGTCTTCATGCTCGTTTTCCTAACTGCTGTTTGATATCGCTAATCGCTTTCTGTGCATGTTGTACTGAGGATGGAGCTGCCGCGCTGGGTGCATCATGCAGGCTCTTGGCCTTCTCCTGCCCTCTCGCATACTTAATCAATTTGTGCCGGATAAAATTAGAGACAGTCGGCGTAATATCCATCGGGTAATCGCTCAGGCCGTTCGGCCATTCGCCAAAGCGTTCGCGGAAGGTGTGAGCACACCAAGCATCGCTGACAGGATTTTTCCCCAGCGATACGCGCTGGCGCTGATAGAATTTGATCTGACTCCACCAGGCCTGTTTCTCTGCCTTAGTGGGCTGATGCTGGTTTTTACCCAGCTTTTTGAGTTTGCGGCCGGTGTCGGTATCGACGTCCTCACCGCCCAGCGGCTTATGCCCACATTTCGGGCATACATAGACGCCAGCTGGCTTCATGTAATGGCATTGTGAGCATTCATGTGGCAGTTTTTCGGCCCGTTCCTCAGCTGCGCGGCGCGCGCTTTCCTCCATGCCGTCAGACTTACCGGGAAGATCGTCGTACTCGATTGAATCTGGATAACCCAAACGGTGCACGGTTCCGCTGTGATCGAAGATGAGGCAGGACTCTTTACCCGGTGCGGTGCGCAGGCCTCGCCCGAGCGCCTGCAGCCAGCGAATTTCGCTTTTTGTTGGCCTGGCGTAGATGATGCAACGAACGTCACTATCGAAGCCGGCCACCAGAACGCCCACACTAACGATGATTTTCGTTGCACCGGTTTCAAAGCGGTGAATGATGGTCTGGCGTTCATCCACTGGAGTGTCGGCGGTCATGACCTCAGCGTTAACACCCGCCAGGTTAAACTGAATTGTCAGGTAATTGGCGTGGGCTACGTTGACGCAGAAAGCGATGGTAGGCAGATCCCGGCCATTCTCCAGCCAGTTCTGTACGATGTCGCCCACCAGCGTAGAGCCGCACATGATTTCAGCCAGCTGCGTTTCGTTGTAATCGCTCCCGTACTCAAGCGATGCTTTGGTTTTAACGCCTTTCAGATCCGGCTTAGTTGGCGCGTAAAATTCGTATTTACTCAGATCGCCACGCTGGATTAACTCGCCGATGGTGGTCGGTTTAATCAGTCGGTCATAGTATTTTCCCAGGAACGGGGAAAACGGAGTACCCGACAGGCCAATCACCTTTACGCCTTTGCCGCGCAGACGTTCGATATCCTTCAGGATGCGCTTTTTACGCAGGTGTGCTTCGTCGATAATCAGCAGATCAATATTTTCAGGAAAAACACGACGAATAAGCGTGTCGGCGCTGGCAATCTGAATTTTCCGGTCCGGATCGTAGTTCGGGTGATCCGCCCAGATATAACCGATTTCATCCCCCGGTAATCCATACTCCACGAACCGATTAGCCGTCTGACCGATCAGGATGGTGTACGGTGCACAGAACAGGACGCGCATACCACGGCTGACAAACCCGGCAACGATGAAGGCGGCCAAACCCGTTTTACCGCTACCGGTTGGCGAATACACCATGAAGGTGTCGTTTGCCTTCCAGTCACGGCGCAACATGTTTAGCGCTCGTTCCTGTGCAAAATTCGGCGTGATCGTCAGCTCCATTGTGCAGCTCCCGTGCTGATGAGATAATAATTTTGTGATGTGGTTTTCATGGATTCCCCCTCACATGGCTGGTGGCCTCCCCAAAGGCTGCCAGCCTCCCTTCTGATTCAGCTCCTCTGAAAAATCACTCTTCCAGGAAGAACCCTTTTCGTTTCTCAGCGCCTGAGCGCTCTGTACTAGCTTGCTGATACAGGCGTTTTTTTAAATTGCGCCTTAAGACAGTGATCTACTTAACCAATGGATCTCTCCTGTTGGAAAAGACCCTATTCCTGCCCCTACACCCAATCCCCCCT